AGTTGCGTAAACGAGATCCGTTTATCTACAAATAATTATGGACTATATTGGTTTAAGTTGCGGTTTTCATGATGCCGCCGTAAGTGTCATTGATTCTTTTGGAAATATTGTATTTGCTGGTCACAGCGAGCGATATAGTAAAAATAAGCATGATGATAACCTCTGTGGACCTATAATCAAGGATGCATTACAATATGCTACAGATTATCAAATCCATTATTATGAAAGACCAGTATTAAAATATTTGCGACAATTAGTAGCAGGACAGAAACCTGCCCTTGCTAATCTAAATGTTAAGAATATTATTGGACCCGACAACATAAAGTTGTTAGGCAACAAAAAAGTATATACTCATAATCATCATCTAAGTCATGCAGCCGCAGGATTTCAAACAAGCCCATTTGATAATGCTACAGTAGTGATTATCGATGCCATTGGCGAGTTTGATACTATTACTATTTGGCATGCCGAATACAATACAGGCAGAGCCAAATATAAAAAACTATGGTCTCAATCATATCCGAACAGTATTGGATTATTTTACAGCGCAATGACACAGCGTGTAGGTCTACGTCCATTAGATGAAGAATATATATTAATGGGTATGGCAGCTTATGGTAAATCAAAACCAGTAGATAAGATGTCCACTGAGTTAATAGAATCATACAGAGACATTACATTTAAATATAACTTGCATATAGGTGTAGCTGACACTTTCCTTGATGGGGAAAATGAAATGGATATTGCACACAGTACACAAATGATTGCTGAACAATTGATAATGAATGTTATTAGTAAAGCAAAAATGTTAGGTGGTAGTAAGAACTTAGTGTATGGCGGTGGAGTTGCTCTTAACTGTAGTGCTAATAGATTACTTGGAGATTATTATGACAACATTTGGATTATGCCTAATCCCGGTGATGCTGGTAGTAGTCTAGGGGCAGCCGCATTAGGCTACGGCGGCAAGATTATTTGGACAGATGCATTTCTTGGACACAACATTGCAGGACCTTATCCAGTTGATACCCTTATAAGAGAATTATACGATAACAAAATAGTCGGTGTAGCGAGCGGCAGGGCAGAGTTTGGACCTAGAGCATTAGGTAACCGAAGTTTACTTGCAGACCCGAGAGGTCCAGACATTAAGGATAAAGTAAATGAAATTAAACGTAGACAAAAATTTAGACCATTTGCCCCGGTTATTCTGGAGGAGCTGGCTGATATGTACTTCGATATGCCTTCCGGTTGGAGTGATAGTAGGTATATGCAGTCAGTCGCTCGTTGCAGGCATCCTGACTTATTTCCTGCTATCGTTCATGCTGACGGGACTAGTCGTGTCCAGACTGTACCAAAAGATGGAAGCGGAATTAGAAGACTTCTTGAAAAATGGTACGCATTAACAGGCTGTCCGATGTTGTTAAACACAAGCCTTAACATTCGAGGCGAACCGATGGTCAACGACAGAATCGATGCAGATCGTTTTGAACAACTGTACAAAATCCGAGTCTGCTCCTGAATTTTACCAAAACTGGTTGCTTTTTACCAACTTTGACTGTATAATAGTCATTGTTGTATAATTATTTTACCACTAACGAAAAAGGAGGTCTTCAATGACTGAGTTAACGCTAGATAAGGAACAACCGGATGTAGATATCACTGCTTTAGTAAAAGCTGTAAAAATTCTACTAATGGTAACAGCACTGATGCTTTCGGTGTTTATGCTCAAATGGGTAGTTGTTGACAAGCTCGACAAATCTGAATCCATGGAGAGTTCCCAAATCACAACAGCAATGCGAGAAAGGCAATTAGCCTGCCTTGCCACTAACATTTACTACGAAGCAGGCAACCAACCCTTTGAAGGTAAAGTAGCCGTGGCACAGGTAACAATGAACAGAACCGAAAGCGGTTTATACCCGGCTGATATTTGCAAAACTATCTACCAAAAGAACATTGTCTATGAAAAAGTTCTTTGCCAATTTAGTTGGGTCTGCGACAGAGCCGTTATGGCTAGGCCTGTCAACCGAGCTACTTTTAAGGAAAGTGAAGAGGTTGCTAAAAAAGTCCTATTAGAAGGTTTCCGCTTACCTAGTTTAAAGGATGCAATGTATTTCCATGGAGATTACATTAATCCGGGATGGAAGCGTGAAAAGATTGCAAAAATTGGAAATCATATTTTTTACAAATAAGGACTCGAAATGAAATTTATTGGACTCATCTCTAAACTGGTTAACTTTATCTACACGTTCTTCAAGGATCATTTGGGACATATTAGTGCCCATACCCTAGGTTGGATTACTATTGTGCTACTGCACTTTGCGGCCGTTCCTACTTTACTCGCTATGATTTTAGCCCAGAGTGATAAGCTGCCGCCCTACGATCTTATGATCTTTGTGTGGGCCGCCTTAACTACATTGTTCTTTAAAAGCCTTATTGAAAAGAACTTCCTATATGTTTCTACAATCTGTGTAGGATTTATCGGACAGGTAGTTATGTTGGGAATGATCGTATTCAAATAAATAAAAGAATGCGAATTACAGAACTCTTAGCTGAAAAGAAACTAGCCACCCCCACAGCCAGCCAATGCTCTGTGGGGCATTCTCGTTTAAGCAATGTAAGGTACAGCCAATGCGTTAGTCACGGCCTATTAAAGCATGACAGCGATCACACAGCCGGAACTGGTAAACAAGGTGTGAAGGGTTCTGGAGTAAAGCTAAAAGGCCGCAAGCTCAAAAGCGCCGCTCACGGCGGCCCTGTTAAAGACTACTCATAATCTTCGTCATCTTCTTCAGAATAAGTTTCTACAACTTTTTCTAGGAATTCGTGAAAATCTAACTGCCCCCAACAATCGTCAAGTTCGTAGTACTTTTCCTCCTCGTCATTCCATTCTTCAACTCCGAGAATTTCCATAAGCTCATTAAAAGTAATATGCTCGCCTCGCATATTGCTGACCCAAACGCAGGTTAAAAAACTGCACATGAATATTAACTTGTTATTATCAATTCCGTATTCATCGCACCACTCATCTGCTTTAACAAGATAATAGTCCATATCTTGAACGCGGTGCTCTAATTGAACAATCCATTCTTTGGTATCATTTCTAGACCAGTATGCCATATTAATTATACCCTCTGCTCTTATCTAGTTCTGCACAATCCGGACATTCGCAGTCTGGGCAGTATTCGCATTTGGTACAACTATGATTGCAGTGTGCAGGACAACCGCATTTGCATTTAATCGTAAATCGCTTGTAGTTTTGAAAGTCATCCATGTATTGTTCCATGTTTTTCTCCTGCTTGGGTATTTATTATGTAAATACAGTATGATCAACATAACATCAAATGCTAAAACAAAGATTACAGACCTCTTAATGGAAGAGAATAATCCAAAACTTGCTTTAAGAACCTTTGTGCAAGGTGGCGGCTGTTCTGGATTTAGTTATGGATTTACATTTGATGAAGAATTTAACGAAGATGATTTTGAGTTTCCAATTGGAGAATTTAGAGTCATAGTAGATGCTATGAGTATGCAGTATCTCCAAGGTGCCGAAATTGATTACAAAGAGGATCTACAGGGATCCAGCTTTTCAATAAAAAATCCAAATGCCCAATCTACTTGCGGTTGTGGCAGTAGTTTTTCCGTTTAAAAATGGTAAAAATTCAGTTGACAATCTGCTAAAATGAATGTATAATTGTTGTATGTTCAACCAACTATCCTTTTAATATGTCCGATTGTTATCGAGTTATTTCCAGTTTGGAAGACCACGCTAGTCGCCTAAACAAAGAAGCAATCCTAGAAGCAGAAATTGACAACGTAGAATTGTTTGAAGGTATGCGTATGGCCTTGGACAATCTCTACACGTTCGGTGTCAAGAAAGTTCCCACACATGGCGGACCTGATGGTCAAGGCCTGCCTTGGGAAGCGTTCAAAGAACTTTGTCATTTGCTCTACACAAGACAACTCACAGGACATGATGCTCGTGATGCCATCGAACTTGCTCTAAGTGCAAGCACACAAAAGCAGTGGAATGATTGGTATCGTCGTATCCTTATCAAGGATCTTCGTTGCGGTGTCAGCGAAAAAACAATCAATAAAGTTAAAAAGAATGCCGTTCCGGTATTTGAATGTATGTTAGCACATGACGGTGCTAACCACGAAAAGAAGATCACAGGTAAGAAACTCCTTGAGCCAAAACTTGACGGAGTTCGTGTTGTTACGATTATCAATGCAGAAAACAAGACTGCATCAATGTACACTCGCAATGGCAAGCTCTTGGAAAACTTTGGACACATTACTTCTGCACTAGAATCCAACATTGACTTGTTTGAGCGCAGTCTAGTACTTGACGGAGAAATGGTTAGCAGTAGTTTCCAAGCACTGATGAAACAGGTACATCGTAAAAGCGATGTTCAAAGTGAAGATGCTCGGTTGATGTTGTTTGACATCCTGCCACTCAGCGAATTCCAAAAGGGTAAAAGCGTTCTCGGACAAAAGCGCCGAAGCAATCTTCTCCGCAGTATGAAAGCTACCTTTGAAAAAGTTGGTAGTATTGATATCATTCCTCAAATCGAAGTTGACTTGGACACCGGTGTTGGTGAGATGCAGTTCAAACAATACAACAAAGATGCCATTGAAGCGGGC